AACGGTTTGCGCTACCTGCGTGCGGTAACTACGCTTCTTTACAATACGGGCAATACTGCCCATCAGGTACATGCTCACAATGCCCATTGTGTAGCACGTCAGGTACACGCGGTTGTTGGGCGGCTACTAGTTTGCGGACGTGTTCAAGATATGAACCGTTTCTTATTGCGTCGATAACATCTTGCACGACCCAATTCTTATCAAATGTATATTCGATAAAACGGGCGATTGCTTCGCGTTCATCTGATGCTTCGAGTTTCACTGTGATAATCGGTGCTGTTGCCATAATATTTATTTTCTCCTTATGCTGTTGAGCGAGAGCCGCCCAACGGTT